GATTTTGGCCAAGCCCCAAATGCGCTCACCATCACTAAGGCTACCCGCCGTATCCATTTCCATATGCCCTGCTTCAGTAAACTTTTTAAAGAAGGACATTGTTTCGTGGTTCTGGAATGGAACAAAACCTTCACCGCAGTGCGATAGCACACGGTTATCGGTATCGCGCACCACCATATAATGATCGTGAGCCCGAAGCATCTCGGCTTCACCGCGTGGGTCGTTGAGGTTCCAAGTGTTAGGCTTGTCAGCGTAATAGACAGGCCGCTTGCTAACTGTCCAGTCAAGGCCAGCCGCTTTAAGCATTTCCTCAGGAGTAAGGCTATGCTCAACTTTTTCACCAAGCCCATGCCATGGAACTTGTCCTGCATAAGCCATTGTTTCTACCATATGTGCCATGATTGTTTCCTTTCTACAAAACTAGGCGTTATGAACAGCTTCCACAGTTGGAAGCACGTCAAAGTCGGCCAGCGCAATGTCTAGCCAACAAGTTTCCCCCATTGCACTATACGCAATCTGACAACGCATCTCAACATCGTTGTGCAACATTGTGTGGATAATGGGGTATTTGAAAGAGTCGTCAAGCGCATCAAGAAACTTACGCTTGAGTGTGCGGTTAGCCTTGCGGCGAACAGCACGGTCATTGAGCTGTATAAAAAGCTCTTTGGTTAGGTATGGTACATCCATAAATTTAGCCCCTTCTATGGCTGGTTGCGTTATGGGTATATTAAAAAGGTATAGCACTTGGAGCGCAACCAGTAACAGGTCGCGGCGACCAACTAAGTTGTCATGCTGGTATTTGATAACCTCTGCTGTACATCGGGTGTATCAAATGAAGATGTTGTAAAGCGCGAGTAAGACCCACATAAAACACGCGAGCTTCATCCAAATGTTCGTTCTCAAACTTACGCCACATAGAATAGGAACGGCGCATAGTATCAGTGAGAAGCATAACATTATTCGCCTGAGCTCCTTTTGCAGAATGAATCGTTGAGATTCGAATGCGTGGCTCTTCTGTAAGTGACTCCCCCTTACGCAAACAGGCTTTGATATAGCGTTTATCAGTATCTGATATTTTGCCTAACCCCTCATCCCATGGGAGGCTGTGCAATAAGCCGTGGAAATCTAATAACTCCTGCATCCCGTAGCGTTGGTCAGATTGGCCTTTGCTAAAAGTCTTATGACCATACTCAACCTGAGTACCTAACAGCATCTGGCTGTAGACAGTACGCACTTGTTCAGCCGTTAAACTTCCACCACTTCTCAAGTTTTCCCAGAGGCGAACTGCTTCAAGAACTTTACCGTCTATTGATTTACTGCCATTGTAAATATAGAGGTGGCCACGGCGACGAACTTCTTCCTCTATTTGTTTAGCCCCTCGGGTTGTACGACTAAGTAAGAGCCAATCACCCTCGGCCATGTTTACTTCTTCGGAGTGGCGATGCCAATGGACAAACCCATCCTCATCCCGTGGGTTGAATTGTTTGGGGCGGCGATTGACGACGCGCTGAATTACTTTCTGGCTAAGTGTGTGATGCAAGGCGGGTATCCTGTAACTTTGATCCAGGACAGTAACACTACCTTGCAATCCTATGAAGTAGTCTACATCTGCACCCGCATAACGGAAGATGGCTTGGTCATCATCGCCAGCCACAAATATCTCTTTGCAGTTGGCCTGTAACAAACGCACCATTTTCCATTGCAAAGGTGATAAATCTTGCGCTTCATCAATAAACACCACCTCTAGTTTCGGGGCTAACTCCCTATAACAAAACTGCTCAAGCATATCTGTATAATCAAATAGGTGGTATCTATCTTTCCAAGCCTTTAAGCCACGGTCAACATAATCAACCCTAGCCCAATCTGTTTTAAGCGGCACGGTAGAAGCATTGTATACCTGACGCAACGGCTGTTGCTGGATACGAGCAATGTTTATAATTTCAAGGAACTTATCCCCATAGCCAAAGTCTTTATACGGACCTTGGTCTACAGGTTGGTTACTTCCAAAAAAGCCACCAATCTTTAACCAATCACCTATTTCTGAATATTTGTCAGAGGTCATTATTTGGTTTTGGTTGATACCCATCTGCATGAACGCTAGACTGTGTAGCGTACGGAAAAAGGGTAGGTCGCGCCTGTGAAGTTTGAACTTGTCGCAAGCGCGATCTATGGCTTCACTAGCGGCACGGCGAGTAAAGCCGAAGTAACCGATACGATCAGGAGCGACACCTTTTTGCAAATACTCTTCGACCTTGTTGAGGAGGTATGTTGTTTTCCCTGTCCCTGGAGGTCCGAGTATAATGTTCATTATAATATGTCGCTCTGCTGAGGTAAGTCAGGCAGTTGCATTGGCTCATCGTCATCAGCAAAGAACTCCTGCGGCAGTGACCACACATGAATACCTTTACCTTTTATTCGCCAAAACATTTTTTCTGCTTCCATGCCCTGAAGCCTCAGCGTAATTTTGTTGGAGGTGTAGTGGTTAAAGTCATTAACAGTCAAGTGTTTCTTAATATCCTTAACTTGGAAATATACATTTCCTTCTGACCAAACTGCTACACCCTGTAATATGTCTTCACGCTCTACACCTTTAGCTCTATCAGTGCAGAACTGTGATAACAGGTCTTCAAACTCGCCTTTAATAGTAGCATCAGGCGGCACTTCTACAATGGTTAAATTATCTAATAGCAGTTGTATTCTGGTCTGCCATGCTCTTTGGCTAACCGCGATAGGTAATTTATTGATTTGTGCCACACAATCTTTTTGGAACCGTGTTTGACTAATCAATCCATCAGTGCTTAATTCAACACGCTGGCCATCTACATCCAATATCCAAATTGGTGGGTCACCATCAATCTTGGTAAGGCTTGACATTTGGTTTTGGACACCCGCCGGACCAACACCAAACTTACGAGTGACGCATAAATCCTTATTACAAAAAGGTTTGATAGGCTGGTCGTCGCATTTGTAATAGTAATCCTTGCGCTGTAATTGTTTGATTACTGCCCCAACTTCTGTATGGCTGAGGGGTGGATGCAAATACTCAACATTATAACGCTGAATCAAGGCTTCCCAATTATCAGGGTCAAACATCCGTGCATACACACCAAGGTTGAAGAGAGCATTGTTTCGTGAGCCTTCGCCAAAGCCCTGCTGACAAAGTTCATTCAAACAAGGTGGACCATCCTTTAACTTAGGTTCTGGTTCGGATATGCGGTACTTAGCAAAGTCCTCAGGGCTAATTTTGTTACGGGAGGCTTTAGTCAAAAACTCTTCAGGTGACATAAGTTCACCCTTAAAGTCGTACACTGACCGTGTGCTCAAGTCGCCTTTGAAGTAAGGCATATTCAAACCATTACCTGTATCACCACGGTCTACAAGAATGGTTGATTGTTTAGGGAATATCTCACCTTCGGCATGGCCAAGTGATGCCGCAAGCTCAGTAAGTTTGGATTGTACAAACTCGGCTTTTAACGCATCGGTAAAGAAGAAATAAATATGTGCGCCACCAGATTTACTGCGACCCACCCATCCTATGATTTTGGCGTCTTTGAGTTTATTAACAAGAGCCTTATGGTCAACATCATAAGTATCAATATCAATCGCACCCCACATACAAAGGTTATCATCGCGTATGGGGATAATGCCTAGCCCTTGCTTACCATCTAGGTGCTGTTGCCAAAGTTCTTCAGTTGGTGGCTGTTTAATGATTTTGTAAACGCCAAGCCGCTTGCCATCACTGCGCTGTTCGTCAGGATTAAACACGCCATGAGCGCGTTTATTACCATCAAAGAGTTTTAAGAATTTTTCTGCTATTGTCATTGCTTTCTCCAACGAAAAAGGGTGGGAGAGTAGTTAGGCAGACTCCCGACTACCCTCCCGAGCAACTATGGGCGATCAACTCCCACAGTTGAACTTAGAACGGAATGTCGTCATCATCGGCTACAGAACCCTTGTTCTGCTGTGCTGAATCAGTGGGTGCTTGTTCTTTTACCTCTACCTCACCAGCCTTTACCGATTTTGCAAACGCTACCGCCATTTCAAACACAGAATTATCCTCGTCATCTGCAAGGTTAAGTGGACCAATTTTGTTGATTTCCCAACCAAACCAGTTACCCTTATCATTGCTTTCTGCAACAGTGCCGAGCTGATAGCTGTGTGACATCATTGGCAAAGTGAACGGACCATTCTTACCCTGTGCTGTAAGAGATTGCATTTGTGTAACCCACTTACGAGCTTTCTTGAGTTGGGTGCTAGACATTGTGATCAAACAACGCTGAGGACCAACTACATCATCAAGCAGGATTACAAAGAACTGCGCTGTGTTAGTCAGAATATTACCATTAGGCAAAATATCCTCGCCGCGCTCATTTTTGGTTGTCGTATTGACAATAGCGTCATCAGGTGAATAAGAGCCAAAATAGCCACCACCCTTTTCACGCGGAGCCCACTCAACATAGCGACGGTTGTAATAGCATGGCACTACAGTCACACCTTTTTCACCATCGTATGCTTTATTGGCTACCGTATTGAAGATCATGCCAGCTTCTGCACCATCAACATATGCGCCATCACGCTTATTAACTTGTGGGCTGAGTTGTGCGAGGATACGCAGGAATGGGATTGCCATATCCTGTGATGTTGTTTCCTCAAAACCCAAACCACCCATATCCTCAAACTGAGATGCCATCGCTACCGCAGTTGATTCTTTCTTTGCTACTTCTGTGGCCATACCTACCTCCGTATCTTGGCTCGCTGTCCCACGAATATACCCAACAGGTCGTATGGAAGGTTTTCACCTTTTTCAACCTGTTCCTTAACAAAAGACTTGAGCGTCATGGGTTCAACCCAAGTCTTAGTTTGAGTTGCCATACCGCGCTGTTCAAGCTCGGCAAGCAAATCTTTGGCAGAGTTATCCTCGCCACGCCCAAAGGCCGCTGTTACATGGTTCTTGATTAGTGAGCCATGCCCCGCTTCAGTAAGCCATTGAAAGGCTTCATCAGCGCGGTCTTTGGAAATGCTGGCACTGTAATAAGGTGAAACACTTATTTCACTACCATCATCCATTTTTAACTGAGACATACCATGCTCATCCATCGCGGCTGGGAGTAAATCCTCAGCAATTTTGCGATGTTCACGCTTGGCATCTTTCAGCTCTTCTTCTAGATCAGCGATCCGTTTTTCCAAGGCAAGTTGTTGTTTGCATAGGTTACTGATAGTGCTGATACCAGATTGATTTATGCTGGTTAGGTCTCCAGCCACACTTTCAAAGTCCATTTTGGACCTCCTTCCTATGATATAAGTCCACTTCCAAAGGGTAGTAGCGTTCTTCTAACCTATCCCACTTGAGTGCTTTGAACTTACCATTGTTACGCCGTGCCGCTTCTGCACAGGCAATACCAATGCACAAAGGGTCACCAGATAACAAAATGTAATCCTCGTCACAAAAGTTGCGAAGGCCACGATGAATCCTACGAACCGTCGGCTGAGTGCTAAATGAAACTTGCTCCTTGGCAGGAACAAGTATTTGCAAGTCACCAAAAGCAACTGCATCTGTGATATCTCTACCACGCACTTCTTGTGTTATGTAGACTGTCACGGCTTTCTACTCCGTTTGCTTTCTACGCTGGGCAGGATTACCCAACACCCCTACATTACACTTTTATATATAGGGGTAAAACATAAAAGTTATCGTTACGATTAATCCGATATTTTAATATCAGATATCTGATATCTGGGTTTTATCCTAAAACAAATACTTACTTTGACTGGCCGCGCGGATTAAAAACAGATACAAAAACATATGCAGTTTTTTGCGTTCGGTGCTATTATACAAAAGTACCCATTAGAAAGCGGTGTTATGCGTTACAAATTTAAATTCCAGCCCTATGAGCACCAGCTCGAGGCTTTGAAAAAATCTTGGAACAAGCCAGAATTTGCCTACTTCATGGATATGGGGACAGGTAAATCAAAAGTGCTTATTGATAATATGTGTGTGCTGTATGACCGAGGGGAAATTACGGCGGCATTGATAATCGCCCCCAAAGGTGTATACCGAAACTGGGAAAAAGGTGAACTGCCCACGCACATTCCAGATCATGTTATGTATGACACGGTGCTGTGGAATCCTAGCCAAACCAAAACACAACTTGAAAAACAAAAGACCTTGTTTTTCCCTGATGACAACCTCAAGATCTTTGTTATGAATGTTGAAGCCTTCAGCACAAAGAAGGGTTGTGATATTGCTGAGCGTTTTATCAATGCTCACAAATGTCTTATGGCTGTTGATGAAAGCACTACCATAAAAAGCAAAGACGCTAAACGCACTAAGAACATTGTGAAGATAGGTAAAAATGCTACCTTCAAACGAATACTAACGGGGTCACCCGTAACCAAAAGCCCTATGGACTTATATACACAATGCGAGTTCCTTGATCCATGGTTACTTGGCCATAGTAGTTACTTTAGCTTCCAATACGAGTATGCCGTGGTGCAACGCCGCACAATGGGAGCGCATAGTTTTAACCAAGTAGTAGGATACCGTAACCTTGATAAACTCAACGGTGTTCTAGAAAACTTCAGTTTCCGTGTAAAGAAAGAAGATTGTTTAGACCTGCCCGATAAAGTGTATATCAAACGCAGTGTGGAACTTACCACTGAACAAAAATCGGTATATTCAAGCCTTAAAACATTTGCCCTTGCCATGCTTGAGGAAGGTTCTGTAACCACAGATACAATCCTTACGCAACTGCTCAGGCTACAGCAAGTTTGCTCAGGCCATGTGCGAATGGACGATGGTGAAATGAAAATATTTGATTCAGCTAAGTTACCTGAACTAATGTCCGTTCTAGAAGAAGTTGACGGCAAGGTTATCATTTGGGCTAACTTTACACATGACATTAAGAACATCGAGCAATCTATTGCAAAAGTTTACGGCGAACAATCAGTAGCCACTTATTATGGTGAAACCGAGAGTGATGAGCGACAGGAAATTGTCAACCGTTTCCAAGACCCTAACGACCCATTGACTTATTTTGTAGGGCAACCACGGACAGGTGGGTATGGCCTAACATTGACAGAAGCTAAAACTGTGGTGTATTACAGTAATAACTTTGACCTTGAAATACGGTTACAAAGCGAAGATAGAGCGCACCGTATCGGGCAAACCAGCAAAGTGACATATATTGATATTGTGGCGGAAGACACAGTTGATGAGCGTATCTTGAAAGCCTTGCGGAATAAAATCAATATAGCAAGCCAAGTCCTCGCAGAAGACTTTAGGGATTGGATTGTTTAATTCTGTTTGCTTTTCATAAGCCAAATGAACCCAAACAGTAATGCCGCTCCAGTAACAACGGCTAAAATGATTACTATTATTTCAACAAACTTTTGTCTACGCTCGCGCTGTCGGTAAATTGTTTCTTGGCGTTGTTTACGGATTTGACCTTCCATTGCAATAAGCTCATCCCATGCTTTTGAACCAACGGTGAATTGCAACCACTGTTTAAGTTCATCGCGTTGTGCTTGAGCTTTTTTCTTTGCGGCGAAGGCTTCTATCGCTTCTTGTTCTACAGATTTACTACTGATTATTTTCTTAAAAATAGGTGGGTTTTTAGCTTCTTTTTCGGCTTGTTCAATATCGGAAAGCGCACCCATCCACCTTGATAAATCACTAGCCATGGATTCAAGGTCGCGACCTATAGCGAAACCTTTTTTAAGCGCACCGAAAGCCGCTGAAGCGGTCGCCATTGCGCTTACAGGATCCATAATTAGTTCACTGCTCGCATACGGTCTACAAGCCGTTGTGCTCTATTAGTAACTTGCTGATACCAGCGTGAGTCAACCATTTCATCAGCGGCTTTATTCCAATCCCGAGCATCTACCCCAGCCTTCATTCCTTTAAATTTGCTGAGGCGCGGTCTGCCCATATTAAACATCATATTTGCAATTATGTGTTGGACTTCTTCCGGAAGCGTTTCAAAATCTTCATAGAGCGTATTGCAGTCATCCAATACAATACCCATGTCTGTATTGAATGCTTGTATGACACGAGTTTCGCTGACACTCGTCCCGACTTCTGCTCCATGTTCTGGATCCGTTTCGCTAATAAGATGGCCAATACCGAAAGTAGGATAGCCAAGGTGATCCAAATAAATGTCATACCTACACCCCTCATCTGCTTCTATTTCTTTGCGTAACTGCTCTAAATTCATAACTTATCCTAAACTCATAATCCCTTGACCACGGCTTGCTATTGCACCACCTAGTTCATCACGGGGGAACAGAGAGGCATAGTCCGTAGAGCTTGGCTGTGTGGCAGGAGGCGTACTTGCCAGAGGTATTTTAGGCAACCCTATATTAGCACTCGCTACAGGAGGCGCAGGAGCGGTTACAGGAGGTGTAACAGGCGCACTCACTACATTGGTAGTATCCTCTGTTTCAAGAGCCGAGGTATCCCCCATAGCAGGAGCCATTTGGGTGCGTAATGTTTCTTCCTCCAGGGTTTCACTTTGGTCTACAAAGCCCTTACGCATAGTATCTAGCAAAACGCCGTACACTGAATCTTTCCCAAATTTAAAGGCGTTTGGACCATGAGCTCTTTTCATTTGTCCAACCGAAGGTGGCGACGCTAAGAACTTAGCCATGAGATTTTGTTGCAAAACCATTTTTAATGCTCCGAGTTCAAGACCTTGCAATCCGGCAACAGTAGAAGCAGATTGCAAACTTGAACCCAAATCATCAAGTTTGTTTGTGTACATGACATAAGTACGGATGTCAGCCAACTCTTGCATATACTCTGGATGCTCGGCGTTTTTAAAAAGAGGCTCGAGGCCAGAATACTCCCCGTCAAATTTCAAAAGTTTATCTATTTCAGTAGAAAGAGCCTTGGGGTCAACAACATCTGTGCCTAAATCGGTATTATAAGAACTTGATTTTTTAAGGATGCTATCAAAAATAGATGCTCGCATATTAAGCGCACGGTTGCCCAAAAACCCACCACCATCTGCAATAAACTTAGCAACTTCATTATCTGTCATGGTTTTTACAAGCGTGATAGCCCGAGCACCGTCTGACATATCTCTAGCCAAGGCTGTTTGCACAGCATCTGACTGTATCCAAGCCGCCCGTTGTGCAATATCATCTATAGCCGCTCTATCTGCCGCGTTAGGGACAAGTTTTAAATATAACTCAGGATCGTTTTCTTTCAGTGTACGGATACGCTGAGCAATCAAATCAGGTTTAGCGGCAAGGTCTTGAAGAAAACCGTTTTGCACATCACGCAAAAGTTGATTAGCGGCATCACGCCCTGCCGGAGTTTTGGAAGAGCTAATCAACCAGTTGCTCATAACATTCCAATCGGAAGAGTTAAACTCGCCAGACCAAAATTTTTGACCAAGCTCAGCAGGATTTACCTGTGTATTCCTTGCAAAAAAGGAATGGAGCTTACTAGCATTTTTTACATCGGAAGCAAGTTTAGAGAGCGCAGTAGCTTCTTCCCATGCTTCTTTCCATGCTGTGCCGCCACCTTTAGGATTTTGCAAAACTTCATCAATTGCTTTTAAAAGTTTCACAGCATTTTGGTTAGTTTGACCACCACCAAACGCAATATCAGCAACTTCGTTACGCATAGCTTGAAGTTGTTTGAGAGAATTGAAACTATAGTCTTTGCCCTTATCACGAACTGAAAGCGTGGTAACTTCCTGATTCCAAACATTTTCAAACTTATCAGCAATGTTTAGCAAGCGTTGGTCTACTGACTCAATCGTCTCAGTTACTTCTTTAGCAGGGGTAGTGACGGTGCGGGTAATAGGTTTACCATCCGGACCTAACACGCCTGTCTCTATTGTTTCGGTTGTGGCTTCAGTCGTGCCAGCGCGAGTTTGTGTGCCAACCCGAATATCTTGGGCTACCTCTTTTACAGGGGCTAAATCAAAAACAACATCTTCAGCTTCAGCAGTTTCAAACGCACGAGTGTAGGCTTGATCAGTTACTTCCCGAAGACTTTTATCCAACTGGCCTGTAAGCATACGGATATCTTCTTGCGTTTTCTCTAGCGTTTTGACGTCAACATCCGCGCCTTGAGCACGAAGTTTGTACATATCATCAAGTTCCACACTAAGCCTACGCGCAGATAAATCTAAATACTGGCGTAACTCTGTCGCAGTAAACCCTTCCATTCCTTCTGGTCTTAAAGATTTTTGATGAAGCATATCCCACAGTTTTGATTGTTGGTTATTGAAGACCTGTTGAGGAGTTTTAGATACCCCCGCTACCTGACCTTGGATACGCTGGATAATGGGGCTGTCAGTTAACTGGGAAACCGTGAGTAGTGGTAAGCCTAACCGTTCTGCGGCTTCCTGACCAGCAATAGCTCCTGGAGCAGTTTTACCAGCAAGAATGGCACTTGGACCTTCGGAAGTGAACATTGCCCTAAAGCGATTACCAAGAATAGGCGAAACTTTAAAAATTGCGGCTTCCAAACTACCTATTATTGCGGCATCTTTCCAAACAGAAACATCACCCGCCATATCCCCAAACGACCTTCCTGTTTCGTTTACCGCCCATTGTTCTAAAAAATTAACCCCTGTCGTTGAGGCAAGAACTCCGAGTGTACCAAGTATGCTAGGTGGGAAAATAATACTAGCGGCTACTGCCGTTGCATTCGTGGGTGTAAGAATATTAGCTTCTACATCTAACGCATCAGCTAAAAATTCATACCCTGCTCCTGGGGCTTCTGGGTTAAATGTAGGGTCAGCACGATACAACGCACCGTTTGGTACAACACTATAAAGTTCTACTGTTTCACCACCACCCACATCTATCCGTAGATAACGGCCTTCAGGGTAATGCTTTTTGAAATAGCCCTTACGGTCTTCGAATTTACCACGGCGAGCTAAACCTTCGCGCACACCCAATTTTATTGGACCAACAGTATCTGCCCCTTGATAACCTTTACCGCCATACTGATCAATAATCAAGTTTTCAACACGCTGACGGTTAAGGCTTTCTAATTCAATATTGCTTTTGAAAGGCTCTTCCGTAAGCAGTTGACCTTTCCCAACATCAGGTTCAACAGTAAGGGGTTTGAAATCATCGGGGCGAGTACCTACATCCCTAGCCCCTGTAACATCTTCGATAAACTGTGACTCTATAGCGGCACGGTTTACAGTTTCAACTGTTTCAGGGTCTAACTGTCTGGTAGGCACATCTTCAGTAGTATAAGGTGTTATCCTTGCCCCTTTAGGCGTGAAGAACACTTCTGGTAAAGTTTCTACTATTAGTGCATCATCAGGAAGAGTCATGAACTCAGGGGTTACATCAACTTGCTGATCAGTAACTGTTTCAACTACAAGCGGGTCATCTGGTCTAGCCATTTATTGCTCCCCAAATTGGAAACCTGAGTAGATTCCCCAAAGTCTATCCATCTCGGAATCGATTGGATTAGTGGTAATAACCCTGTCATCTTTATCTCTTAGTACGCCGAGTTGGATTAAACCACCGACATTTGCTTTGAATTGTTCTTTTGTGTCAAACTCGCTAATAAACCTAGCAAGTTTATTTGTATCTTGAGTCAGCCGCATCGTTTGTGTTTCACGCTCTGTCCCCTCACCTACAATACGCTGGGCGGTAATCTCACCGCCGATTGTTGTTTTGGGAAGGTTTGCTATAATCTCAGAATCCACAACAGGGTTTTCTGAAAGCCATGTTGATCTTGCTTGGTTAAGTGCGATGTATTTATCTTCAGCATTCGGATATTTCTGGCTGTTGGTTTGCATCCAATCAGTTACAAACTGTTGCTCTTTGATAGCACGGTCAGCGGAGGCATTGTAAATTTGCGACAATACTTGCAAGCCTTCAGGTGTGGTGTAAAGGCTCGGACCTGCTTTTTGAACCATTTGCAGTTCTTCAACATTGAGGTTTCCAGGAATAAACTGGGACATCCTTAATGCAAACTGGTTACTGGCTCGTTCACCAAGTTCAGCCAATACAGGATCTCCACCCATAATAACAGCATAGTTTTCGGGTGACATACCCTCTTTAATGAAAGCCTCCAATCCTGGGATTGCTTTAACAAACTTCTGGATACGCAACCGAGTGCCAGCCAGAGCACCTGTTTCAAACCCTTCGGAAGCCTGTGCCGCTTGGTTAGCAAAGTTTTTAAGGTCTTGTGTTGATGCAACATTGGCATTGATAGCGGCAATATCCTCACCCAGCATTTTTGCAAATACATCATCAATAGATTTGCGTGGGTTGTATTGCAAATTAGGTGTTCTTTGAGCTGTAACATAGCCTACCAAACTATCAGCTTCAAACTTATCAGCCGCCGCCAGTTTTTCTTCTTCTGTACCCTCTGTTTGAGCATATACTTTTTGTTTAGCCGCTTGGAGCAACCGCTCAAACTCTGTGCCTTTTGGATCAGGGGTAAGTTTGCCAGACAAGAAGATAAGTTCTTGCTTGGCTTCTGCTATAGCATCTGGGGTAGAAGCAGGGTTATCAACAATGGCTTTTTGATCATTAAAGCGTTCAATAAGTTGAACAAACTCAGGGGCTTCCGGACCCGTACCCGCTTGCAAGACAGAACTTGTGCCATCTGCTGGGTTATAAGTATAGAACCCAAACTTGTCATTGCCATAGATTTGTTTATCCGGACCCTGACCCGCTTTAGCAGTAACAACAGCTTTGTTATCATCAAGGTAATAAAACCCTGATTCTGCGTTACCAAAGATATCGGGTTTACGCCCTAAACCTTCTTGCAAGGTAGTTGTTGT